GCCATAGGTCACGCTCCACATTTCGCTCGTAGATGTTGAGCCAATACGCTTAACCTTTCCGGTAAACGTCTGCCGGAACAGTAGATCCCACTCCGAGTACGGTCTAGCAGAGGGATGAAGGTTTACACCATCCCAGAAGGTAGGATAGTCAGCAGCCGCTACGATTAGCGTTCCCTTGCAGACTCGCTCTAGTTCCTTCAAGCCGAGGACAATGTCAGGCTCAAGGATGTGCTCGATAACGTCGATGCAGGTCACTACATCGAACGTTCTATCGGCAAAGGGCAAATCGGTAATAATCGCCTCATCTACCGCGAATCCGCAGAGTTCGGGAACAGCCTCCGTTCCTCTAACGGGCTTAAAGCCCATATCAGCGGCGGCTTGCATCAACTCACCCCTGCCGCAGGACACATCAAGAAATGAGCCTGTAAGCCCTCTTAATGCGTTACGCACGGGGTCTAGGCGGTCTTTGTGCATCCTGTAGTCAGGATAGCGACCGTAGACGCCTCGGTATTTCTCAATCTCCTTTTCGCGGTCGTCCACGTTTCGGCGGCTCCGGTTGAAAGAAAGAAGGGCGGCTATATTCCGTCGCCATACCGCGACCGATCAGCCACTTTCCAAAGGTCGGGTCTACATCGACCACGCGACCACGTTCGAGCGTTTGCCCGTTGTAAAGACGGGAGCGAATCATCTCGACTTTCATAAGCCTTTGAACACCTGTGTAAGACAACCACACGCGACTCTAACCTTGTCGGGCTCTTTCATGTAGTCCCGAACCTTAACCCACGCTTGGATGTTAGAGATTCCATCCTCGATGCGAAGGTCACCTAATTTGCTGTGCCAGTACCGGCGATTGGTCATGTAGTTATCACAGCCGCAGATATAGATTTCCTCAAAGCCGAGGTATTCAGCAATCCATACCGCTGTGCCGCCAGAGAATCCAAAGTCAGGGCAGATGCCTGACCAGATATCACACGCATCTTTATGGTGCGAGATAACCGGCGCATGACCGTTAAGGATTGGGAAAAGTTCCCGATCCTGATAAACGATGTAATCCAGAGAGAGCAGGAGGGCGTGCTGGTTGACTCCAATCAGCACACCCTCCCGCAACAGCAGAGGCCGCACTGCCTTTAGATCATCGATCAAAGACGGACCGCCACCGAGGACAGCACAACGCTGCCCCCGATGACGATCTGCATATGCGGCTAGATCAATCACTAGATCAGGTCGTGACGATCTCGTTGCACTCGGCAAACGACTCTGGGTGACGGACGGCAAAGTCGCAGTCGTGGAACGCCACGATGCGAACCGTACCGGCGTTGCTGCCCGTGTACGGATCGGCCATCAGGTCGATGCCTGACCACTGACCGATCAGCAAGTCGCTCCACACGCCGAACAACATAGCCGAGAGGTTCGAGCCCGAACCCTTCGACAAGTTGGCCGGAACCTGCTGCGACACCACAATCGGGTAGCCGTAGAGGTTGTTCATGTCAGGGCCGAGGATAAAGTTGCCTTCCACGCCCGAAGTCTGCTTCGAGGTCGAGGACAACTTGGCCTTGACCTGACCGTTCGTCAGGAACGCAGCCGAACCCGTCAGAGCGTTGTCGATCTCTACTTCCTTCACGAGACCAACGACCATCGCCCAAGTCGGAGCAGCGCCGTTCGTGCCGAGCGTGACAGAGCCGATGCCCGAGGTGTTCAACACGCCAGTCGGCTTGTTAGAACCCGAACCGGCAATCGCCGCCCCGTCCATCGCAACAGCAATCGAGGTCGCCAAGTCATTGCGAACGAGGTTCTCGATATCGAGCGAGGACTGAAGAACCAAGCGACGGCTGATGTCCACATACGCGCCGAGGGTTTTCGGCGACATCGTGACTTGATCAAATGCCGGAGCGTTGGTGCTCTCCGTGGGGGCGCTGTTCTCGGCAACCCAGTAGGCCGAAGAAGCCGAGGTCTTGCGCGGGATAGCAACGTTGCCGTTCAAGCCGGTGAGGAACTGCGCACCGAGGGTGTTCAACACCATCTTGTTACGCAGCACATCAATGAACGAGGCGGCAAGAAGGTCGGTCGCCACGAGGTTACCGGCCTTCGCCGTACCCGAAGTCACCGAAGTCGTCAGATCGCGCTTTCCATAAAGCACATCAACCGGAATCAAGAGACCGCGAGAGTTGCGACCTTCCTTCTTCGCAGCAGCCTCTGATACCTCAAACTCGAAAGCCGCTTCTTCTTGAGCGCGACGATCTTGCGGGTTCGAGAGAGCCTTGATCGCACGAACGAACGAGAACGAGCGAACTTCCTTCTCGGAGAGGCCGACTTCGTGATCCACGTTCAGCGGCTTGGAAGCCACCTTGTCGAGCAACGCGCCACGGAACTGCTCGATTGAGGCTCCGTCGCGGATAGCGGACTCGCCAAACTCACGCTGACCGTGACGCGAGGCAAGATCCATAATTGCCGAGACGCGAGCGCGTTCGGCTTTTGCAGCGTCTTCGCGGACGCTATTGATTTCATCGGACATTTTTTTAGTCTCCATAACAATGATTTTAGGTTCAGCAACAGAGGCGGTTTCGATCGAACGACCTACGCCAACGCTCGTATCTGCCGGGATGCTTACGATACTGATTTCGAGCGGCATCCAACGAGTAGCACGGTAAATCTCCCGATCACCTTGCTTCCCGTCCGAAACCATCTCGCTGATGACATATCCGACGGATACGTTTGACCGTATGCCATCTTTTACGTCCTGCCAGATTTCCTCGGCTCGCGCACTTTTCCCAAAGCGCACGACGGCTCGCGCCACGCGATCCGATCCGAGACTGATCTGCTCCACGACGCCGACTTGGTCGGACATCTCGTGATCCACCAACAACGGTGCACGACCGCTGCCGATAAATTCCATATCAATAGAACCAGGCGAATGGTCAAGAATCTCCATTCCCCACCCGCGATCTACTGACATCTCGCTAGAGAAAGCCAGAGTCGCACGACGCTGATCTTCCATGATAGATGCACGTTCAAAGACAGCCGAGCGGAATACCCGCTCAGTCGGGCCTTTGCGCTTCGCACCCATGTACCCCTCTTCCCACGGCTCTTTGCCTGTCGGGTCTAACGGGCGTTCGCCCTCGGCGTACATTTCTTCACCGTCCTCCATCGCCATCTCTGCGAGTTCTTCTGCCGTCTCCTCGAAGTCCTCGATGATTTCGTCGGACTCCTCGGATTCGTCCATATCATACTCGGACTTGGCAAAGGTCACGGTAACCGTAGCCTCGTCCTCTACGACTGCGACAACGTGCCGCGATTCTGCTTTGCTCATAGTTCTTTCCTCATCTTCTCGATCCAGTTCCGCACTCTTTCGATTAGCCCAACTTTGACCGGGATCTCCACCCCAGAGTGCCCACGCGATACGACCTGCGGACGGATAGCCTTCTTCGCCCGGACGGAACCCTTTGGCTTCTTTATCAACTTCGTGTCGTGCAAAGTAACTAACCATCCTTCGGATTGTTTCGGGAGAGAGATTCGCCCGATTCTTAATATCGCGAGCCCGAGCAACGCCGACCTCTGTGCCGCCGCGCCCAAACTCGTCGCGCCACTCTAATCCGCGAGTGGCTTCTGCCGCCATTGCTTCTGTCGGCTTTGTATCAACAGCCATTATTCGAGCCTCAAGAACGATTCAGCCGTCGTCGTCAATGTCAGAGCAACTACGCGCACAGTGCCGTCGCTGCCTTTGACCTTGATCGTGAGCGTACTGTTATCGGTCAACTCGAAAACCATATCGCCGTTGCTGCTCGGGGTAGCCGATGCAGCGGGTTGAATCGTCACCGCATTAGAGTTCTGCGTTGACATTGTGCCGAGGCCAGAGACCGCGGTATTGGCAATCGAAATAGCCGTATTAGATGCAGCGGTCAATCGTCCTTGTGCGTCAACAGTAAAAGTGCCAACTTGAGACGCAGAGCCATACGACCCTGCCGAGACTGCGGTGTTAGCCAAGTCAATCGTGCCGGCAGAGGTAATCGTTCCTCCGTTTAGGCCGGTTCCTGCTGTGATACTTGTAACCGTACCAACGCCACCGGCGGCAATCCACTCAACGTCTGTACCGCCTACGTTGACGGCTAGAACCTTACCGGCATTACTAGTAATAGTCGGGAGCAGATTGACTCGCGCCCCTGACGCACTAGAGGCTCCTGTACCGCCGTCAGCGATAGCGAGATCGGTGATGCCTGTAATACTACCGCCAGAAATCGAGACGTTGTTAGCGTTCTGGGTAGACATAGTGCCCAAACCAGAGACTGCCGTATTCGCAATGGCGATAGAAGTATTTGATGCAGACGTCAAACGTCCCTGTGCGTCTACCGTAAAGGTTGCAACCTGTGAGGCAGAGCCATAGGAGGCCGCAGAGACGGCAGTATTAGCAAGGCTGATGGTTCGGTTAGCCGAGAGATCGCCGCCGCCAGAAAGCCCCGTCCCTGCGCTAATGGTGCGGCCTGTAGGAACGCCGCCCAGATTAGAAAGAGCCGTCGCAGCGTCAGAGGCTCCCGTACCACCGTCGGCTACGGCAAGGTCGGTAATGCCAGAGACAGAACCACCGGTAATGCTGACGCTGTTAGCGTTCTGCGTAGACATCGTGCCTAGACCGCTTACCGC